CCAATCATCAACATCATCTTCAATATCTGAAAGAATACCCCATGCATCATCCTTATCTTCATCCTCATTTCCCTTAAATGACCATTCCTCACTTAAGATATTCATTTCAAATAAATAACAAGCCCAAAATAAAGCATCAACTAAGTCATCATCCTTGTCTTTACCAAAGAATTTCCCTTCTTCCTCAATATAAGAACCCAACTGTTCAATGGTCTCTCTATCTTTAAGCTCAACAGACCCATCTTCAATGAGTTTCTTCATTAACAGTACTGCTTTAGGTTTGGTATTCTTATTTGATCTAATACCAAGATTCGCCTCTTTAGACCCCGTATTTACTAAATTCTCATTCTCCCAATGCCACCATAATTGACTGATAACAGCAGAACCTTCACCATTATTTTCACATAGGATATATGCATTGTTGTAATAGATGGATAATCTATGAATTATTTGAGCAAATTCATAAACATCCGTTAGATTATCTTCAAATGCAGCAACTTGAGTAAGGTCTACGGGAAGTGTAGAGTTTATTCTAAGGATTTGAATTGTAGAATAGTGCTCTCCTGTACCTTTAGCAGGGTCAACACCTATAACATATTTACATCCATCTAATGGTTTTTCCCATATTCTCAATCTATCTTTTAAATCCATAAATCTTGGATCAATATCCATACTAAGCAATGTTCTTAATACTTCAGGATTAATAACTGTATTTGTAGACCCAAGGAACTTACATGCAAATTCTTGATTGAATCCATGAATACCAAGATTCTTGATCTGCTCTTTTGCCCATTCCTTATCTCTGCCCGGAACCTTATCCCAAATTACCTTTTGAGGAACAAAAGAATTACCTTGTTCCCCATCAGCATTAGCACCCATCCATAGTCTATGGAAGATGTTAAACATGCCATTTGGAGTTGATATAATAATGATTCTTGATTGTGTAGAAGATGAAATAGTAGGATAGTTACTTGCCCAAAATTCTTCTGCTGCATTAGAAGGAACAAATGCAAACTCATCACAAATAACGATATTCATAGGCCAACCACGAAAGGCATCTTGTGTGGTAGCTGATATAATTATTTTTGTTCCATTGTCGAATGTTATAGAGGTTTTGGCATATTCTGTTACGCCGGGCTTTACCCATGCAGGTAAACTTTCATACATTTTTTTGATGTTATCTAATATTCTTTTAGCTGAAGATTCTTTATTGGATACAATACCAATATTCTTATTATCATTAAATATCGAATACCAAAGAGCATAATTTGCTACAATGGTTGTTTTACCTGATTGTCTTGCCCAAAGACCAATAAAAAATCTATTTTGTTCAAGAAGATTTAATGTATCAATTTGATATGGATATGGATCAAATAAAACCTCACCTTGATCCAATGTAACAATTTTAACGTAATTTTTTGTAAAGTATAATATATCATCTCTACATTTTAATAGCTCTTGTATCTGCTCATCTGTATATTCTAATTCTGTATTTGGTCTTTTGATGTAATTATCATCATAACGAATTGCCATAAATCACCCCTTAAACATAAATATCTAAATATATTTATATTTTTAAAGTGAGTTTTTGACAAAAAAAAGGGGATAAGGTTTCCCCTATCCCCTTTGGAGCACATAAAACAACTGGCAGTCATGTCATATATTTACATTGATCTTACGTCCTTTTAATTTAATCCATCTACGATTTTTTTTATCATAAATACTTCCATTACTATAATAAAGAAAATGTTTATTGAAGAATTTTCTATTTTCAATTTGTTGATATCGTTCAATTAATGGTTTTATATAGTTATATGCATTTTGAATAATAATAAATTTAGCAGAATTACCACCTTTATCAGGATGGTATTTTTTTGCAAGAATACGGTATCTCCTTTTAAGTTCAATCATAGAGATATCTGAAATCTTGTTAATTTTAAAAATTCTAAAATATTGATCTGTATTAATCATTTATCCATTCTTCCCATTGTTGGGGATTCCATATTATGTTCTTATACCATCTTGTATGGCAATCGGGACAATAGAAATAAGGTTCCTTTTCAGTAGCATCGAATGATGTATAATGGGAAAAATCTTTTTTAAATTCATGAGCACATATATCATGCTTTTTTTCCCATGTCAACATTTGATTTATTTTAGTCATTACATAAATCCTTTGCCCATTTATTTTGAATTTCATAGGACAACCCATGACCCCAAAAGAAATATTGAAGGTCTTGTTCAGTCATTTCAAGGTCTTCACCATCAACCAACCATCGAATTGCAGTTTCACGATCACTAGCACCAAGAGCAATGGTACGTTTGATAAGCATCTCAAACTGAACCAAAGCTTCAGATTCACGTTTAGTTTCATAAAGCATGTTATCATCACAGATAAAGGATAAACGTGCATATTCAGCCTCTAGCTCATCCTTAGTCCACCATTCTTTATAGGAACGACAACGAAAACCATAAGCTTCTTTGGAAAAATCAGAAAGGTCAGTTTTGGAAAAATGGATAAGTTCGGTCATGATATTCTCCTTAGAAGGGTTTATTCGCCTAAAGGGGGGGGATACCCCCCCTTATTAGGGATTGATTATTTCATAACACCCTTCAACATATAATCATCAATCCGTTTTTGCCAATAAGGTTTCTTGGCCTTTGCTGCTTTGGAACGGTTTTTCTGAAGTTTATCCAAGTAAGCAGCACCCTCTTGACGTTTGCGTTCGATTTCTTTGAGATCAAACATGATAGACTCCTTTCTAAAGTTGAGTGGTTTTTCCTGTCAATACATTAACAACTTTTGTTCCTTCACCAAATGCTGCTCTCATTTCAAACATTTCTTCAGCAGAAGGAACATAATCTTTCATTCGTTCCTTATATTCAGCAACAAATTTGGAAGTATCAGCTTCTCTTGCTGCTACACATTTGGCAAAGGTTTTTTCATCAAGATTCCAACATTCAAGCATATCAGAAAAAGGAACACGATTATTGCTTTTCCATCGGTAAACACCATCTTCATCCTGATAAGCATCTTTAACTTTTTTGGCATTTTCCAATTTTTCTCTTTCTTTCCAATCCATTTTGTTCCCCTTTTCGTTTGCGTTATCTGACATTACTATAGAGCAACAGGTATGCCAAAAGTGGATAAAAAATGAAAAAAAATATAAGTGATTGTTTTGATTAGATATTTTAAATTAATGCAGGGGGATCAGATAAAAATCCAACCCCCCTGCTATGTAAATAATGACAGAAATTGTCAAACATATGACAAAATTTGTCATTAAGTATCATCATTAAGATTCATTCTTAATTCTGGAATCCCTTCTGTTTTAGGTTTAGATGCAACGTATTTGAATTTACGTTTATTCCTAATGGTTTTCAGGGTGCATTTTTCACCCCATAGAAATTGAATATGATTTAGTGTATTTTGTGCATATTCAGGTTCAAGATCAACACCAATATGTTCATGCTTCAATAAAAGTTCATTTCTTGAATAAAAATTTCCATTAATTATAAATATTTTAGGAATTCCACTATGAGAAAAACTTCTAATGATGATATCTCTAATTTCCTCATCTTTTTTATCAGCAACAACCAATTCTTCATAAAATATATTACTTGACTTAATATATAGGTATAAATTAAGCTTTCTGACAAGATCAGTAGTTAAGAAATTATTCATAAACATCCAATCATTAGATGTTCTAACAATTTCAAAAACTTTTTCTATACCTTTCATGGATTGATTATTATAATTGATTTTTTCTTCATGATTTTGTATTTGATCCCAATCATTACCATGTCTACCCGTATCCCATCTTTCGATAATATCATAATACATTTCACTTCCTATAAGATAAGGATTCATAGCATATGGATTCATAGCTTTAACTAATGAATTGGAATAATTTGTTTCTGCATGTTCTGTTGCATCTAAATATCCTTCATTAAACAATTGTCTTAAAATGGTTTCATGTATGTAGGTAGCAAACCCCTCATTCATGTATTTTGTTTTCATGCTAGGCCAAATATATTGACCCCATGCCCTAACTATTTCAAGTATATCTTTTTGCCAATCAGAAAGAACTCTAGAATGGTCTATGATATATCTTAGAAGGTCTTCAGTTGGTTCAACAGGAGTCTGATTTTTTAATTGTCTATATAGATCATGATTCCATCTTTCCCTATCAATTTCAGCATCATCATCATTTTCAAAAAAATCATTAAATTCTGTTACTTGTTTATCATGCTTTTTTTGCTTCATTCTTTCAAACATTCTTTCAAGTTTTTCTTGTTCAGTTTCTTCAGGCAACCAAGGATTTGAATGCCACATAAGAGCATGAGCAGCATCAACTGTTTGTTCAACAATATCAATTCCATATCTTCTTTCATATTCTTCAAATCTTTTAGAAGCAAGAGAAAGCTTACTTGAAATATTTGAATCATTTTCAAAGTGATATTTGTTCATTTTATAAAAAGCAACATGACCCACAACATGAGCAATGATCAATGATTGTACAGCAATAGTATTATCTATCATTAGATATGCTCTTGCAGGAACAGTATTTACAACTACCTCATAAGGCAATGCTTGACCAAGTTTTTCATATAAGGTTCTTACTCTTTCATAATCCCTTCCATATTTCCAATTTGAAATTTGTCCTGGCATATTATATGCCATCATTTCAAACATTTTTTCTTTAGGGATAACATCAAATTCAATATCACAAAAGTCAAGTCCCATGTCTTTTGAAATTTCATATACACGTTCTTCTATTTTTTTAAGTCTAGGTAGTTCTTCTATTCTCATGTTTCTGTCCTTTCAGGATGATTAATACCAAGCATATGCTGGAGGCAAGGCCAAATTTGAGATTTATCCTTAATAACAGAAAGAAGAAATCTTTTTTCATTATTAATCCAAAATTTTCCTTGATTCTCATTGCTTCCCAATGTGGTTTCTTTGAATTTCCATCTTTTTAGACATTCAGGAAGTAATGTTGAATATCCATAACTGTATTGTATATCATGGTCAAACATATCATGATATGGTTTGATTTCAATATAAGATAACATGTTAATGCCTTTTTCTATCATATCTTCCATTGAACTAACTGCATCTAACGGTTCAAAATCTTCACCATCAGAACAATAGATGCTATAAATATTCCACTCATTTAATGGATATTCTGTATCAATAATATAGTTGGCTTTTTTGAAAGCTGAACTTGCAAGTGTTCCACCTGTCAACCCACCATAAAAAAATGTATCTTCATCTACTTCACTTGCTATTTCAGTATGTTGAATAAATCTAATATCAACAAATTCATACTGTTTACGTAACCATGATACCATCCAAAATAAAAGAGACTTCACAAGATATTTCTTATCAGGAGTCATAGACATTGATACATCCATCATAGCAAATACAACAGCTTTAGAACAAATTTCAACATCTTCTGTAATCTGCTTAAAGCGTAAATCATCATCATGAATTAAACATCCTGCAACTTCATTCATATCAATCTTATCTTCATTAACGATTTCGATTGCTTTTTCTATATCACCTTTAGCTTGATTAAGTGCTTTACCTGCTAATTCTTGAGCTTCTTCAAACTCCATGTCTTTGAGTTTTGTATTCCTAATAATTTCCTGAACAAAAAGAACACTTCTTTTTATTGCTTCTCTCATGGTTCTTTTTTTATGAATTCTTGAATATACACCTGTTTTAGATATGGATTCAAACTTCCATCCTTTAGGAATTTCAATAGAATTTTTCTTTTTTTCATCCAACCAAGGAAGTCCAAGGTCTTCAAACATAACATCAAGTAGATAGTCAATATCAACTTCTACTTCCATATCCTCTGAATGTCCCAAACTTCCTCTTTGTGGTTGTCCCTGCTTTTGTTTTCTTTTAATGATATCTCCAGGCTTACTATCACCTTGCCCTACACCTGCACCACCACCACCTGTTCCACCGTGAACAAATCTCCAATCTTTTAATCCTTTAACAGAAACACGTACTCTTTTCTTTCCATTATCTGTAATAATATCTTCATTGCCTATAACATCTCTTACGTTTTTACGTATTGCTTCATCAATCTTTTCTTGATGCCTCTTAGCATCTTTAAGACCTTTTTCGGTTTCCCAATTATCATGATATACAATCATAGTTAGCCTTTCTATTAAAAATAAAGGTGGTTCTACATACTTATCTTTAGGCTCTTTTATTAACAGAACCACCAAACCGAAATCTCAAGAGCTTAATGGTGGAGTAGAGGGGATTCGAACCCCCAACCTATGGCTTGCAAAGCCATTGCTCTCCCGTTGAGCTACTGACCCCTTTAATTTTCACGTCTAAGGATTTCACTTACAAAACCCAAAGTAGCATTTGCACAATGAACACAGTAACCTTTTTTCTTCAAAGTCTTCAAAGCTCTTGAACGTCTTGCTTTAACCTTAGAAGAAGTAGATACTGTATTGGCAATTGAAAGTGTAACAACATTTTTAAGATCATCCATGAGTTTCTTTTCAATTGCATCTTTTAATGGCTTATAAGTATCCCATTTCCATTCTTTACCTTGTTCAAGGCAATCGGATTTATAAACATAAACCCCTTTACGGAATTCACGTTTAGATTCATTGGGAACAGGAATCAATTCTTCAACTGCTCTTAGAATCTTTTCATCAGGTTCATGATATTCACCCGTAACCTCATCTAGAACGGTTTCATCTTTACAGAATGCTTTACAGTTGATATCATATCGTTCAAAAAGTTCTGCTGCTTGATCATCAAAGGCATGGACAAAGGCTTTGCTTACTTCTTTTTTAGCAAATTCTTTATATTCTGCAATAACAGAATCTTCACCTGCTGTTAAAAGATTCATAAACATTTCTTTGTCTTTATCATTTCCACCCATATGATGATCAAAATTATCTCTTAATGCTCTAATCATATCAAGTGGAGTAATACATCCTTGATATCTCTCATCTTCAGTTTCAACATGCTCTTTTTGACCAAGAGCAATATTGATAGCATTAGTGATAAAACGTGGATCAATACCACTCATACATTCCCCATTTTTTCTACCTTCTTCACGTATAACTTTGATATCTCTGTCTTTACCTTTAGAAAATTCTTCCAAGTATTCATTATTATACAGTTTCATCTTTTTAATTAAACTGATCTTTTTAGAAGGTACAAGTCTTGTAAGAATTGCAAATTGAGCAGCAACTTCAAGAGTACCCGGAGCAATATGAATCTTATTGAATTCAGATTCAGCAATCAGTTTTTTGTAAATCTCAATTTCATCTTTAATGGTATCATTCCAAGGAACTCTAACATGATAGATACGGCTATGCAAAGCTTCATTGGTTTGATCATTTCGAAACTTATCAAATTCAGTCTGATTAGTATGAGACAAGATAAGCTCATCAAGATACATTTGAGGAAATCCGGGCGTTTTGATAAGCTGTTCTTGAGCAAGCGTAATAAGAACATGGTGAAACTTAAGATCAGCTTTCAAGATTTCAATGTATTCAATAAGACCACGATTAGAAACCTGAAGTTCTCCATCAAACTGATATGCTCTTGGATCACTTTCACCATACATATGCAATTTTGACATATTGACCTTGCCAATCAATTCTGTAATATCTTGACTTTTAGGATCAGTAGGAGAAAATGTTCCAATACCTGTACGTCTTTGCTCTGAAATTTTAATCATTTCAACAGGCATTTCATACCATTTTTCAACACCATCTTTAGATGTATGATTTTTCAACAAATTCAATTGACATACAGGACACAATTCACCTTCAATACGAACACCAAGTTTTTCATTCCATTCTTCACGAAACCTTAACGGAACTGAATGAAGTGGGTCTTCATGAATAGGACACCCTTGAATAGCATAGATAGGTGAATCATCCATTTCCAATCCTCTTTTAATAAGGTAAGCAATGGTAGATTTACCTGAAGAAACTGGTCCCATAAGCATCAGAATACGTTTACCTGTTTCAGTACGTCTTGCTGCTGCCTTGAGAAACTTCATCATATCATGAATTGGCTCATATGTTCCAAAGATTTTACCCTTAAAGAAATTATATGATACAAGGTCTTCATATCCCCTAGTTTTTCTATTTTCAGGAACAGGTGAAATACCTTTTTTCATGATCATGTTATAGATTCTTGCAGGTGCAAGCATCGAAAGCATAGGGTTTTCTTTTACTAACTCCATGTAATCTATAACATTACCTTCCCATACAGTAGGCCCAATTTCCTCTTGCTGTTTTAAAATAATGTCTCTAAAATCCTGATTCAAAACTTCCATATTGTGACTCCTTTCACGTTTGGTTTGATTCTATTTCCTTTGGCTTTTTATCCTGCAACATTTTTAGAAGTTCTTCCCTTGATGTTACAAGAACATTGGTTTGATTAGTGGGTCTCACCCCTCTCATCTCTTTAATTTCCATTTCCTTAGCCTTTAATTGTACCAATGCCCTTCTTACTTCCATATATTCCCCATAGTTTTCATCAGAAAGGATTTCTTTTGATGCTTGGGTAATGGAATTAATAACTGTACTCGCAACTTCAGCTAATCTAGCGGAAAAATTACCATTATTCATTTCATGCTGTATTTTCTCCAATAATTGATTTGCATTATATATATTGCTTTCCAATGTTTTTATTGCATCACTATAGTCTATATCGGTTTGAAAGTCAACCCTTTTTTGTTCCATGTCTCTATCAAGATTATCAGTTTCCTGAAAAATTTGATCTAAATTATCTAAGTTTAATTCATTATTATGTCTTGGCATATATACAAATTCCCCCTTATAAATGGTATTTCTGTATATATTTATGCATTCTTTACCAAAAAAAATTAAAAAAGTCAATTAACATTTTGGGATTTTTGTGGTATACTATGCAAAAAAGGAGTTAATATGAATATTTTAGTTACAGGAGCAGCAGGTTTAATAGGGTCTCATTTATGTGATTTGTTGTTAAATCAAGGACATACAGTTGTGGGTATTGATAATCTATTAAATGGATCAATAGATAATGTACCTAAAGACGTACATTTTTTGATTGCTGATGTTAGAAATAAAATGTCAAATTCCTATATATGGTGTAATATCAATAAGAAATATAGAAATATAGATAGAATTTATCATTTAGCTTGTCCTGCATCCCCCGTACATTATCAGAAAATGCCAATAGAAACAATGATGAGTAACATCATGGGAACATATAATATGTTGCAATTAGCAACTGAATGTAAAGCAAGGTTTCTATTTACATCAAGTAGTGAAGTTTATGGTGACACTAAAAATCAACCCATAAATGAGCTTCAAATAGGTGAAAATATTAATATATTATCTGATAGGTCTTGTTATGTTGAAGGAAAAAGAGCAGCAGAAACATTAATATGGAACTATTTGAAGAAATATAAAGAACCTGAAGTTAGGATTGCAAGACTATTTAACTGTTACGGTCCAAGAATGGCGAAAGATGATGGAAGGGTTATAGCAAATTTTATCTATGAGAGACCAATCAAGATTCATGGTTCAGGAGATCAAAAAAGATCATTCTGTTATGTTACTGATACAGTAGAGGCTTTAAATTTGTTAATGGAAACAGAAGGAATAACAAGACCAATAAATATTGGAAACCCATCAGGATATATATCAATTAAAAAACTTGCTTATCTTATTTTTAATTTAATGGTGGAAAGACCAAATTTTAAATTGATGGATGATAGGTCTGATTCAGAAGTATTTCAAAGGATACCTGATATATCAGAAGCAACATTTAAATTAGGATGGAGTCCAAAAGTAGGATTAATAGAAGGATTAATGAAAACAATAAAGGAGATGAAAAATGATAAATAGTTATACTGTGGATATGGAGAATCCCAAATCATGGGATGAATATTTTTATAATATTTGTAAAGTGGTTGCATCTAATTCAAAATGTCTTTCAAGAAAAATTGGAGCAGCAATTGTGTTAGATAATACAGTTATTTCAACAGGATATAACGGACCACCTAGAGGCGTAAGAACATGTGATGAAAGATGGTTAGTAGATGGAGATATGAGAAAGGTTGCTATTGCTAATTCTGTTGAACATCCTGGTAATGATGGAAAAAGTTCATTTGGTTATATCTCACCAAATGGAGATTTCTTCAATAAATATTTGAAAGGTAAATGTCCAAGATATGTACCTGAAATGGGATTTAAATCAGGACAAGGTTTAGAATGGTGTGTAGCAGGACATGCAGAAAGAAATGCTATTGTTAATGCTGCAAGATTAGGTCTTCATGCATTGAAAGGAACTAAAATTTATATGACATGTGGTGTACCTTGTACTCCTTGTCTTATTGAAATAATCAATTCAGGCATTGAAGAAATTATTGTTACTAAACTTGATGGATCATTTTATGATCAATCAGCCCCATATCTTTTAAAAGAAAGTGGAATTGCAATTAGAACATATGATTTTATTAAGGAGTAAAATATGGTAATTTGGATAACAGGAAGGTCATCATCAGGTAAAACAGTATATGCTAAAAGATTAAAAAGAATGTTCGAATCTTTTGATCAAAAAGTATTGTTTTTAGATAGTGACATTGTTAGGGAACAATTTGGGGATGTAATTGAAGATATATCTTCTCCACAAGATGATAATAGAGAAAAACATATAATGAAAATTGCTAATTATGCTGCCATAGCTGAAAAGCAAGGATTTATTGTTATTGTTGCTATTATATCCCCTAAAAAGGAATGGAGAATGAAAGCAAGAAAATTATTTGATAAATCAATGTTGATTTATATGCCTAATGGTACATTATGGGAAGGTAGTGATTATGAAGAACCTGATCATGAAGAAATGATGGTGGAAGGATAATTTATGGCAAAAAAAATAACTGAATTAAAAAATGATGATAGACGTGCGGTAGAAGAACAATTAGAAACCATATCTTCTTCTTTGGGAATGGAAGCATGGAATTCTCATGGTAATGAAAGAAAGGGATTATTAGAAGATTTAATTGGTATGTGTTATAATTGTAGAAACCTTAATTATTGTAAAACTGAATTTGGTAATGTATTTGCTAAATGTGCTGAATATGATATTAAGTTAAGTGGTCAAAATAGAATTATCGAATGTAATTCTCATTCTCCTATGTATATTATGTCATTGCAAGAAATGTATTCTATAGCATATCTTATTGATTCTAATCAGAAGGAAAAAGCAGGATTTAAATTAGGATAAAAAAAGGGGGAGTAAAACTCCCCCTTTTGAACCCCTCATTTTATATATTATTGAGGAATATTTGCCAACTGAATCAATTGGTAATACTCTCTCGCACCAAACAAATGGTTATGAATGGCATATCTACTCATCAATCCAACAGTAGGTTGAAATGAGTTTTCAAATACTGCTCTACTAGCCAATAATTGAATGTAAGGTAGATAAATAACACCAGTATCATACTCACTTGGTCCCTTATAACCAACAATCAATTGATCTCTACTCTCAAAGGTATCTCTATAAACAACAAGTCTACCATCAAGTGAACCAATTCTGCTGACACCCGTAGGTTGTGTGGTAACATCACCAGGGACAGGAGCAATAGCGAAAGCTGCCAATGTCTCAAGAATAGCAACGGCTCTTGGATTACCAACTAACCAATTACCACTACCACGTCTTGTATTGATAGCAATATCTTGAGTTCTACGGATAATGTTGTGATACAGTTCTCTATATCTTTCCATTTCCCATCTACCCTTAACACCTTGAGCACTTGCAAGAAAATCCCATGTAGTATCATATCCACTAACACCACGTACTGTAGCATCAATAGCTGACATAAGTTCACGGTCAATTTCTTGGGTAATCTCATAGGCAAGAATATCCATCATTTCTTCCTCAAGATTTAATCCATGCATTGCTTTAAGGTCTTGAGCAATCTCAAGAGACCATCTGCTTCTCAATTTTCTTGTTTTTGCTTCTACTTGAGTCTTTTCAACAGTCAAGTTCACTTCACGGATATGTGTACCTGCTCCAATACCAAGACCGATATCGTTTCCAACACCTGTACCTGCTTTAGAACCAAGTGCTTCACCTGCTGATGTAATATAAGACCCTGAATAGCTTGAATCAATGTTATTGTATCCAAGTTCAGTAGAATTAGCTACGTAACTTCCTGCTGTGGTTCCTGCTCTAAATCTCAAAGCGAAAGCAAGTCCAACAGGTCCGGTTAAAGGCTGTACACCAACTAATTGATGAGCAACCAATTCAGGGAAAGTTCTACGTACCATAGGAACAGCAATCTTATGAAACATACCTGATGTAGGATAAGTAGCACCATCAATACCTCTACCATCACCTGCACCTAAAGAATCTGCACCTGTACCCCAACCTGTAGTTTCCATCAGGAAATTATGTTGGTTTTCAAGCATAATAGCCGTAGACTTTTTAACGCTGTCAGATGTAATCTGTTTCCCTTCCTGAAGAACAGCATCCCACTTTTTAACTAAGTCTCTAATATTCATATTGTGTTTCCTCCTAAGTATTTTTTTAATTCACTTCTAACAAAATTACATCTTACAGTTTGTTTTCTTTTAAGACATTAAGATATCTGTTCAGATGAGCTTTAAACGGGGAATCATCATCTTCATCAAGATCAATATCTTCATTTATGACTTTTCCTTTGCCCTTCTTCCCTTCATCCATATCATCATCGTCATCATCGTCATCATCTTTCTTTTTATCTTTTTTCTTCATTTTTTTCTTGTCATCGTCATCATCGTCATCATCGTCATCAGCTTTATAAGCTTCGACAATAACAGTAAACTTACGGTCAATTTCATTTCTGTCTTTGATACCTTCCAACATAGCCATGACGTGATTAGATTGTTCAACTGTCAAACCATCGCATTTTCTACGAACATACAGTTCAGCAGCAAGGTCTTGAGCATCACCCTTGACTTCAAGCTTTTCAGCAATGTTTTCATCAAGTTTATTTCTCAAATTTTGAATTTCTTGTTTAGCTTCTTTCAATAAGGCTTTAACTTCCTCATCTAATAGTCCTTCATCCACACCAAGTCTAACTTTGAATTGCTCAATCAGATCAGAATAAAGCTCACCCTTTCTTGCATATTCCAAAACCTTTTCAGGAATTGTCATTTGCTCATCAAGAATCTCATCAACAAAATTAGAAAATTTTGAAGTAATGTCTTCTTTATAAGCTTCAAATTTTTCCTCATATTGCTCAATCAGCTTTTCTTTTTCTGCTTTAAGCATCTCATCTACGATTTCTTTAGACTTAAGTTCAATCAAAGTTTCTAACTTTTCCTTGATTGCGTCTTGTTCCTTTTCATCTAACTTGTGAACACCAAGCATTTCCAGAAGTTTATTCATAAGTGTAACCCTCCTATAGTGTTTTCTATATATTATTTATAATATTAATAAGTTATGCATAAAAAAAGCCCAAAAATAGGAAATATTCCTATCTTTGAGCTTCATTTTTTCTTTGGTCTAACTATCTGTTATATCTTGTTTTTCACTACTTTAACATGATAATCAAGAAGATTATCTTTATTATCTACTAATACCTTCTTCATCTTCTTGAAATATGATATGAAATGCTGAATTATTTTATCAGGTGGTGCTGTCTTTTTTCGCCAACCTATCTTAGCCCTTCCTTGTGCCATATAAGACCCTTCTTGAGGTCTTACAGCCAAAGAACCACCTATTGAAAGTTCAGCAGGTATTTTATCTTTCGTAAATCCATTATCTTGAAATGATTCCCATCCAATCATCCATGTATGAAATAAAGGATCATTATGAATAATTCCATTATTCCATTCTGATTTATCCTTTCCAAGAGCAAATTTAAAAGTTATAGAAGAACCTAAGTTCTTGCCTGAATATATTTGTATAAAAGACTTTGGAAAAATCTTTTTAACTCCATCTTCTAATTTTTTTATGAATTCATCTACAGTCATTAAGCCTGATGCTTCATCTAATTTCTTTACAAAACTGTTAAATCTCATAATGTCTCCTACATTCCGATTGCTGATATATCAACCCATCTGACATTTTTATCACTCATTATTTTTTTAAGGTCTGTTTTTCTTAATCTGATACTAGGTGTATTAAGTTGATCCATAAAATTTACGATAATTCCATGTATACCATCAAATACTGTTTGTTTATCAAGTTTATATGAAGTATTTTTAAATAACTTCTCAATAAACTCTTTTACATAAGGATCAACATCATCAAATGAGGATTGTGAAGCTTCTGATAATCCTCTTGCTTTTCTATCTACTTTAGGTTGTTTTTCTGCAAATTTTTCAGCTTCTTTTTTGTTTTTATACCCACTTGATACAGGCATCCAATACTTACCTACACTTCCCAAAGCATACCATAACTTATCACTTGGATTTTGAGCTACCTTATATGCTTCAGATATTTTAGTAATCCTGCTTTCACTAAGAACACTACTCCTATAAGCATCAAGTACTTTCTCATCAATACTTTTCATCACAACTCCTTATTTAAACATTGATTTAGATGTATTATAAATCCAATTTGCTTGATCTTTAGAAAATCCTTTATTCTTCTCATAGGATTTTTTCATACTAACTGCCATTTTATAAATATCATTTTCTTTATCATCTTTAAGAGACCCAATGATAGCATCCAATGTTTTCTTTGCATCAGCAGTTGCATCTTCATTCAGCCATGTATTTTGATCAATGACTTTATGATATGCCTCAAGAATACGTGTATTTTCATCCGTACCACCAAAATCTCTATTTAATCTTTCTGGATATAATTTCATTTTAAACTCCTTTTATTTTAATGCTTGATATAATTTTTCAAGCTTTTTTTCTTCAGGTTTAGTTGATACATTTAACCTAAAAGAATAAACAAAATCAATTGAGTTTTTCTGACCTTGTAGGAAAACATAAGGTTCATAATCAACTCCTTTTAATTTTATTGAAGACCCCACATCCTTAACAAACATTTCTACATTCTTTTTTAGTCTCATTTCAGCACTTTTTATATCTGCTGTTGTTAATGGTGGAGCAGAAACCGTATCTATGAATGTAAGCTTTAGGCTTTTTGTTCCTAATGCTGCCATTACCTTAGCACCTGTTGGTATATATCTCTTGATTGTTCTCATATCAAGTTCTTCAACAATTGTGCTTTCATATGCTGGTTCTATTGCCAAAAGACCTTGTTTTGATTTAGGAACCTTTAGCTTTTTAATAGCTAATTGTTTAGCACCATAAATACCATTTGCTTCTGACTTTTTTATTTCAAGTTTCTTTCCATTAAATATAGCAATCCATCCTGCTATTTCTTTTTCATTTATTTCAGGTTCATTATTCAATACCTTCATATATGCTTCTTGAAGGGATTCATACTTATTCGTATTAGAATCCCTTCTAATAGTCTTTTCAAATAATGTCATAATTGCCCCTTATTTTCTTACTTGAGCATCATCATCTCTGTAAGCATTTGTAGTAGTTGGGTCTTCAAGAATACCAAACACTCTACGGTATCCTGCTGCTTGTGTACTATCTGTAACAAACCAAGAAACCTTATGTCTAATAGAAGGTGTTTTACCATTAGCTACAGTTTCTCTATTTACCCATGTTCCTGCACCTTTAGTTGTATTTGCATACCCTGCTGTCTTATTTCCTAATGTACGTAAAGTACCTGTAGGACCAAGACTACCTGTATATGCTGCACTTATTTTATTTCTTTGAATAGTAGGTGCAAGTGTGCTTGCCATTTGGTTTTGTCTACCTTTTTTTACTGAATTCGGTCCTGCTTTAGGCATTCTTCCATCTTGAAAAATCTTAGTTTCATTCAATAACCATGCATTTCCATCAACAGGCTTTGCTGCCAATGCTAATGCAGGTGTGTCATAACTTGTTAATGCTGCAAATGTTGCGTAATTCATAATATATTCTCCTATGTAAATGTTTTGTACACTACATATTTTTTTCAATCTGCTCAATTACTTGCCAAATGTGTTTGGCATATGCTTTTTGAGCTTCTTTAATTTGTTCCTCTTTTATGTGTTCCTCTGTCATTTCATTTCCTGGGATTCTAAAATCCGTTCCTTCATAAATTCCATTTACCCATGAAGGTTTATTACTTGGATCAGTTACAAGATCATATGTGATTAAATGAAAGTCTTCATTAACATATCCATCTTCAGCAACAGTTCCTAGTCCTCTTGAGGAAATTCCCATAGACCCTTCTTTTACTAATGTTTTAGCAATTTGACCCATAGGAGTATCAATTAACTTAGCCTTCCCATATACGTTATTCCCCTTCCAATCCAAGTTTTCGATTTTTAATGCAATTTTATCAGGATTAACTTCAGGATTAGGTGGATGACCTAATTCCCCCCAAAGACAATTTTTACCGATTTTTTCCTGAACTTTTCCAACTTCTCTTTCAAGAATTTTTCGACCATATTTTCTTTTGTTATTATTTTCCATTTCAGCAGTAGAGAAAATACCAACAATGAACATATCTTTGGAATTCTTATCCTCATGTAATTCAAAATCATAACTTGTTTCTGTAATTAATTTTGCCATAATGTTATCTCCATTATTCATCATTATCACCTGCATCATCAAGATCAACATCAGCATCAGCATCAGCATCAGCATTGTCTACTTCAGGAGCAGGTGTAAAATCATTCTGTAACCCTAATTTGTTTTTTATAAATACATCTCTTTTTCCTGCTATTTCTTGAGAGATAATATCTTTTGCATCTACATATTGATCATTTTCAAAATGATCTAACGCTTTTCTAATTTTTGCTCTATCCATATCACATTCTCCTTATCTATTAGTTATTTATATTTATTTATATTTTTTTGACTAAAATTAAATTACCATGCCTGAGTTCCACCACCTTCTTCTTCAGCCAACCCTAATTTAACGTCTTTTTCCTTACCTTCAACATTAGCTTGAATTTCTTCATCATCCCATTTAAGGTATGTCTTCATTAAATAGTATTTAGAAAATTCAGGTCTGTCTGCAAGCTGTTGGTAATTAGAAAATCTTGAATCATTGAACATTTGTTCCATTTGTTCTTTGTATTGAGATGGTGCATTCATGACAACTTTAATCTTTTTATTTGTAAGATCATATTCTTTCTTCATTCCTTTGAATTCTAAATGAAGAATGAACATATCTGTAAGACTTGCACATAATCTTTTTTGTTGTCTTTCCAAGAACTTAGCCCATTTAACCTCATCTCTTGAAATTTCTGATGTTTGATTTCCACCAAACATATCCTCACCACTTCTTCCTTCTTGAGCAGCAGAAACCCTTGACATAGGATATTTCAATGATCTATAAAGCTTTTTCTGAAAGTAATAAACATCATCAAGCTCACTAAACATATTGGTGTTACCACCAATTGTTTCAATACTTGATCCTCTACCATCAGCAGATTGAGGAAGATAAAAATTCTCTAATATTCCCATAACTTCAGGTTCATTAGCAAGTTGACCCGTACTTGGATCATATGATTGCTTCTTAGACATTTTATTTTTGATCTTTTCAACATACTTAAGAGCTTTCTCTCTAGGCATGTTTCCTGTATCAATTCTAAATACATATCTTTCAGGAGCACGAACAACCCTCATGATAATAACAGAAGTCTCTAGAAGCTTTAACTGATTAAAAGGTACTCTTGCTTTTTCTAAATAGCCAATTATTTCTAATCGTGATTTACCATAAATACCATAGTCAACAAATCCAATCTGATTAGGATCAAATAATGTTAAGTCCTTACCATCTCTTTTTCTTGCTTCTTCTAAATTAAGAGGTTTTTTAGGTCTAGGAGTTAAATACTGCATAAATGAAGTAATTTCGCCTGAAATAGGATCATAAAAGAAGTCCATTGTTGTTGATGGAAGTCTTTTTATATTAATAATACCTCTTTTGGGTTTAGCTTTATCAATTACTCTTTCATAAAATACCCTTCCATCAACATAATATGTCCAAAGTATATTCCATACCTTATCTTTCATATCAAGTGTTTCTCTGAAAAGGTCATTAAATTCTCTTTTCAAATTATTTACGATATTTTCATTTGTTTGTAAGTCCTTATCTAAAATATCCAAGTGAAATACTTCACCTGTTTCATCTTCTTGAGTAGATTCATTAACAGCATCTTCAATAACATCAGATATTTCAGGAGTAGTAGCCATTTGATTATAATCTAAAATACGTTGTATTTCATTTTCATATACCCTATTAATATAGGTATTATAAAACATATTAAATCCCTGAACTTGAACATTACTAAATCCTGGGATTTCAGCTAGTGTTTCCCATCCTTCACCTTTTTGGTTCATGATAGTCTTTAAGCTTCTATTATATTGACCCATTCCCTTAAACGCTTTTATTTCTTCTTTTAACACAGGTTGTTCAATTGGCAATGATTCATCTGCATCTTTACCAAAAAGTTTATTTAAGATTCCCATACTTTCACTCCTTAATACATAATTAATACAAGATCATACTTTTCTAAAGGATCACTAACACTACCTGCTCCTGCTGCTGTTAAATGCCCATTCATTTTTGTATGCTTGCCTTTATCGTTATCCCACATAATCTCAAAATGCCATTCTTTTCTACTTGGCATTGTGATTCCCATTTTGGCATCATCTTTATTGTTCATGTATTCTGATTTGGTTATGTGCCAATTAAAGTTGAGTCTATTGAATGCATCCCATACGCATTGTGGTCCCTTCCAATATTTATCACTATATAGTTTATTATGAGTACATTTTTTAGTTTCTTTATAAATCAAAGTCTTTAATTTAGCTTTAGATAAACCATCAGCACCCAAACCTGTTGATTCTTGTCTTCCCTCATTTATATATTTCAGTAATTGCATAGAAACTCTCCCAAATTAGTTTTCTAATTATATTTAGATTTTTTTGTTAATTTTTTTGAGTTTTTATTGCCTAAATAGTCTTTTAACCTTAAAAAAGTCTTCCATATTAGAATCAAGGAACTTTCCTCTGAATAATCTTGTGCATGATTTACAATTCTCATTAGATTCAAATAGGTTTTTTGGAAAGCTTGTTAGACGTTTAATAAAGTTTTCAGGAGTCAATGGAATTGTTGATTTCATTGCTCTTTGACATAGTGTTATATTCTCATTTACCAAATCAACCACACATGTAGTATTGTACATATAGCATTTATTTCTCATATTAGAACTTTCTTCTATCCTATTCTTTATATTTTCCTTTGCGGAATTTGCTATATTTTTTATGTCTTTTATCTTATCATAGAATTCTATATATAACTGATGGTCTACTTCCTTTGGTTGAGTGATATCATATTCAAGCTCAACATATCCAAACGGTATGTCATCATGTAATTTTACAAAATCAACTATATCATCTATATCATTATGGACTAAGCCATAAACAACCCTATCATCATCATATTTAGTGACTCCATCTGTATTGACATGATACCATATTTGCCTGATATAAGGTGAAATAACAGGGTTTAAATGATGCTCATTCTCTAAAAATTTACCATTTGTACTGACAACCACTTCTCTATCAAAAATTCTAAACCACCTTTCCAATTTTTCTACTTTAACTAAACCCAATTCTCCACCATCAACATGAATGAAACTAAGAAGATGATGTTTATCAAGCTTATCAATTATCTTCTTTATGTATGGCATATGTAATTCTATACTTTCCATTGTAGCTTCTTTTGGGTTTTCTACATTTGGAAAATCACAATATTCACAGTTCCAATTACATTTTTCTGTTAAAATAAAAGCAAAACTACTCATTTTCTACCTTCCTTATTATATTACAGATCATTTCTATTTCAGAATCTTTTAAATCATGGTGAATAGGCAAATCAATTATCTCTTTTCGTATTTCTATTGATTGAGGAAATTTTGATGATGGATCAAATAAATCATAATGTTTATATCTATGTTGTATTTTAAATCTATCAAATGCTTCATGTATTCTTTGTGCTTTTTTACTTAGATACATTATAGCACCATGTCTATTGGATTCTTCTTCAAATATATCAATATATTTCTTATATTCTGCATGAACCCGTTCTCTCATATTAATAATGTCATTAAGATAACCAAACTGAGGCATTATATATGCAGCAAGAAATGGAGATAACATAAAGTTCATACAAGGTGTTCTATCGTTATAATCATGGACATATCTTAAAGCTTCAAATTCATTTTTAAGAACCTCATTATCTGTAAGAAGCATACCACCTTCACCTGACATAAGAACCTTTGTTGGGCTAGAAGAAAATATAGCAACATCACCAAATGTCCCTGCTTTTTCCTGAACCATAGAAGGAGCACAATCTTCTATAAATAAAACATGATCAGGAATTACTTCCTTAAAATCTTTTGCATTACCTATAATACCATTATTTTCTATGTGTATAACAGCTAATGTATTTCCATTGATAGCTTTTTTTATTCCCTCTGCTGTCATGGATAATGTCTTTTTATCAACATCAACAGCTACGGGTTTAAGACCCAATACAATAGCAACCTTATATGCAGCAGGATATCCCCAATTTGTTAAAACAACTTCATTTTTATTCTTAAAGTATTTTCTCCATGCATATAAAGCCATAAAAATTCCATTGGTTGCGCTATTTATAGCAACACCATATTTCCTTCCTATGTAATTACACATCTTATTCTCATATTCACCTAGGATACCTTCACTCCAAAAATCATAATTCTCTATATACCTATCCACATTTTCAAGCCATTCTTTTTTATAAAATGGTTTCACTCTTTTTATCATCATCTTTTATAACTCCTATTATTGTTAATAGTTCTTTTAAATCCATCATCAAATGAATAGCAATTTTTACAATAATCACATTTTCTATAAAGCTTTCCTGATCTCAAATCTTCAAGTGCTTCTTTAGTGAATCCCCATTTATCGGATTCTTTAATATTTATTGCACAATGGCCTAATATTTTATTCTGAATATCAACAAATGGATTTGGTGAATTCTTTTCACATAATACCTTCTCTTTATGATGAAATGATCTCATTTTATAATGAATTAACATATCTAAAAAATATTGATTGTTCAATCTAAAGAAAAGGTCACTTAAATCCATATAATATTTGTATATATCCATCCTGCTTTTATGATTCATTAGCTTATAAAAAAAGTTATCCCTAAATAAGCCCATTTCCGCAAAGTACTCCCAATTCGTAAGTAAAGATTTCGTAGTTGTTTCACTAGTGACAATAACATATCTATGAGGTTGCCCCAAATCCAAATCGCCATAAAATTTAATTATCTCCTTTCCTTTAATTTCATAAATAAGGTGTTCCCAATACTCAACATCTTTTATCCAATCAACCCCCTTCTTTCTTAAAAGTCCATTAGATAATGCTATAATGTGCTTAATATTAGGTTGATTCTTTACAGTTCTATAAACTTCTTCTATATTCTCAACAAGTCCTATTTCTCCACCTGTCAACTCAACTCCTGTTTCAGAAGGTAATGTTTTAAGTACATATTCCAAGTAATCAATATCAACTTCTGTTTCATCATTTGAGTGTGTAGTACAATAATAACAACTATGATTGCATTTCTTTGTCAACATCAATTCAATAAAGTACATATTTCTCCTTTAATATATCATCTTTTATTTCAAATTTATCAGGTGGAATGTCATAAGGTCTTAACTTTAATTCTTTTGTTTCACTATATTTATGTTTTATATATATCCATGATGCTCTGAAATTTCTTATAACCCTGAAATATCTTCTATTAGTCTGATGATTTTTATAATAACATGTTTTAATAGGTTTCTTCTCTATTAAATTTACAAATTGATTATCTTTTCTGTAGCATCTCCACATTCTTTTTTCATGAAGATCATATATATATCCAACAGATACATCTATACAAACATCTTCTTTTGGTATGAAACTTTCTTGTAATTTCTCAATATAATCATCTAATATAATATCATCTACATCCAACACAGAAGTAATTATAAATTCTTTATCTGTATCCTTTTCTATAAATTCAGAAGCATCTAATCTATATAATTCATTATGATTACAAATAATTACATCATATATAACATCAATATTTTTAAAATAATCAATATATCTTTTATCCGTTACATTATTAACAAGTATAATCCATTTAAAATTTTTGCATATTTGCTTTCTAACAGATGGAAGTGAATACTTCTCAAAAAACTCAATTTTTTTATCTTGCCATTCTTTATTAACTACATCTGCATGTGTAGTTCTCCATCCTTTTGTAAATACATTAAAACGTGTTATTAAGTAATGTTCATACATATACATTCATCCATATTAAGTATTCTATAAGAAGCTGTTCTTCCAATTGGCGTAACATGTGGAAATATTTTTTTAAATTTTTGTTTTATTAATTCATATTTTATTACAGTATCTCCTGTAATTACAGGATAATGTGGTCCTTGATATCCATCTACATGATCAGTTAAAGTTTCAATAACAGAAAAAACTTTATTGCTTTCACAAGTCAATCTATTCATTGTAGTTGTTCTTAAATATGCTATATCTTTAGAGGGATAATTTATTACAGAATGTCCATAATCAATATTATTATATTGAAATTGAATTGATCTATAAGGGAGATATTCACCAATAATTGAATCTAATTTACCACAATAATATGATTTTTTATCAGTAAAATTATATATAAATCTTTCACACACTTTTTTAGGTATGTTTAATAGTACTTTTATATTATCATGATTTAATATATTTTCGATGAATTTAGTATATCCATTAATAGGCAAAGCAACATATTTATCATCAAAATATGAGTTATTATAATTCATTCTAACAGGTAGTCTTACTATCATATGATGTATATCATCATAATATTTACCCCATTGTTTTTGATTATATGGTTCTATTAATTTCTTATATATAGTTGTTCCAACTCTATTTATTAGAAATTCTTTTGGAGTTATGGGATTAGAATATATATTTTTCTCTTTTTCCCAATCTTTTTTACTGAGTCCTAATTTTTTAATTGTATTGAGATTGAAAGGTAAATCTACCAATCCATTTGTAGTATGTGCTTTTACTTTATGATCAATAATTTTCCATTCTGAAAATCTATTAACATATTTCCATACATCTTCATTGGAAGTATGAAATATATGAGGTCCATATTTTTGAATTAATAAATCCTTATCCCAATAATCATAGCATATTCCACCAATATGAAAATTTTTATCGAATATATAAACTTTATCGCCATTTTCAGCATGTGTTCTTGCTCTTACTGCTCCTGATAGACCACATCCTATAATAAATACATCACTCATTTAATAAAGTCTCCATTTTCTTCAAGCCAACTGTTCCTGCTCCATGAATAAAACATGGAAAGGAGTTTGTAATGTGATTTTGATATCTATTTTTATATTTAGTTATCCAATCCCATTTTTCATGAACATATAATGTCTGCCATAAGTGACAATCATAATCTATTTTTATTATGTCTTTTTGATCATAAAGAAAATACCATTGCCATGCAAGTTGATCTAAACAACTCCAATCTATACCATCATTTATTATCTTCTTTTCATAGACATATATTCTATCTAATGCTTTTTTAATATTCTTCACATATCCCATTATACCACCTAAATTTAGATAGTTGAATATTCCCTTTCTTTCTGGAAATAATTTAGATAGGGTTTCATCAGGATAACAAATAGTATCAACTGATACTACAATAGGAGATTCATACCAAAAAAATTTAGCTAATATTTCTTCTTGTGAAGAAACAAGATACATATCATATGCATCAATTATACATACAATATCACTATCTTTTAGATTTTTTATATATCTATATAGGCAATGGTTTTTAAAAAATTGAAAATATTCTTCTCCTAAACCAAGCATATTCAATTTAATATTATTAGAAGCACATGATTTAGCTAATCTAAGAACACTACCGCTTTTATAATGTGTATTTGATAATATATCTGTTACGGGTGTTACTAAATGAAACATCAATATAACTCCATTATTGGATTTGTTTTTTTATATTTTTCATATGCTTCTTTCCATGATTTTGAAATTTTTTCTTTATCTGTTATTCTATTTTTATAAGGATCATAATCACCAAAAGGAAGCAATCCACAATAAGGACAAAGAATTTTTCTTTGATGATTTAATGTTTCTAAATTAACATCTCTTAAAGATTTTATTCCTACATCAAATCCAAATATTCTATCTATGGATGCCCCTGGTCCACAAACATAAAACCCATATCTTGAAAGACCCAATCCACAATCATAAATTATTTTACAGTAATTATATACATCTTCTTCTGTAAATCTTATATCATCTATAGGTGCCATATTAAAAGGAACAAACCAGTTATATATTCCATGTTTATCACTATTAACCTGAACAATACTTTCTATGTGTTTAAATAAGCTTGTTCTTTTTGACATATATAAACCATTTGTAAATAAACGTAGCTGTCTATCCAATCCTCTATATAATTCAATAATGATTTTATCAATGTCAGGATGAAGTGTTGGTTCCCCACCTAATAAACTAACTCCCTTATCCCATGTAACATTGAATTCTTTGGATTCATCTATAAACTTTTGTATCTGATCTAATGTCATATGTTCTTTACTAGGTGCTTGTCTACATGATCTATTGCAATTTAAACATCTTAAATTACAATCTGTTGTAATCTCTATTTCAAGAGAATATGTGAAATCTTCTATTTTCATAAATCGTCAACTCCATATAATCTTTGACCGCAATATGATACACAATTACAACATACGTCTATATGATATTTTAAGACTCTATTGAGGATTCTTTGATAATAACCATCTTTTATTAATTCAAGAAGTGAAAAATCTTTAATATGTTTTATAGATTCATTAGATATTTCATATATTATGTCATTGTTATAACAAAAACAACAAGGTAAATATATACCTTTACTTGATATGGATATTCTACCTAATTGTATTCTGCATTTATTTTCTTTCTTTTTTAACATAGAATATTCAAGATCGCTCATTATATTTTTGGGTTTTTGGTATTCATTCGTATAATATGTAGAAGGAATAAAAAGACAGTTTTTAAATCCCATTTCTATTGACTTTTTTTGTGCTTCATCAAACTGATGTTCATTATGCCTGAACATTATCATTTGCCAAATAGCATTTCCACCACCTTTTATAAAAGCAGAAGCATTATTTAAAATCTTATCATAATTTGCACCTTTTCTATATATGTTAAGAACCTCATTATCAGTACCATCAATGGCAAATCTAATAGAATGATCTTTTGGTAAATGTTTAGGTAATTCATACCACCATTCTTGATTTCTAAAACTTCCATTAGTAGATATTAATATCCTTTTATCCCATTTTTTTATTATATCACATATGTCAAAAAAATAAGGACTTGTTATAGGTTCTCCTATAGAACCACTCAACTGTATTTGTTTGATGGAGCTTATTTCATATAGTTTGATATTTTTAAATTCTTCAGGTGTTATAAAAAAGGCATCATTTCTGCTATGATCTCTTGCACACAAAGGACATTTTAAGTTACACATACTACTTAATTCTATTGATACAGATTCAATATTCATTGAAGTATCCTTTCTGTCTTCTTTCCCTCAACAGGTTTAAATTCATCTATGCCCCATACTCTAGCATAGCTTTTCCATATACCATCACATACATAAAGATATTTACATCTAATACAACTCAAAGAATGATTAGCTACATGTTTTATTGAACTATTTAATGCTTGTTTTTCAAGACCCCATTTATCCCTTTCTGTATCAAGTTTAGGAATATCGTTATTGAATCTTGCTGCTTCAAATTTTCTTATAGTATATTCGTTCCATTCATATTCATCAAATACTCTCTGTAAGTAACCTGCAACGTATTTTTCATATCCTTTAAACAAACAGAATGGTACATATCTAATTGCTATTTTAATATTATCCTGAAGTAAATTAATGGCCTGTATGATATATGGTGCCATATCAGAATATCTAACTGCATTATTTTTATCTGCTGAATTCTCTATTCTGAAAGGAAGAAAATTAAAGGCAACTGGATTTATAGTTTCCATCATTTCTGCTATTTTAGGAAGGTCTTTATAATTATCCTTTGTAACAACAACATTGATTCTTATTTTATAATCCAATCTCATTGCATTATCTATTGCCCTATCTATTCTGTCAAATGAACCATTTACACCTGTCATTCCATCATGAATAGTTTTGTTTGATCCATGTAATGAAAATAATAATTCATTAAGACCATATATTCTACTTCTTTCGATAAATTCAGGATCAGAAAATTTATACCCATTTGTTATACAAGCAATATTTCTAAACCCCATAGACTTCATATCTTTTATAACATCTAAAAAATAAGGTAATATAGAAGGTTCGCCACCTGAAATATCCCAATCTTTTATGCCATAGGCTTTACCTTCTTCTAACTGTTGATATATCAAATGTTTTATATCGGTATGCTTTATGTCTTTATAGAAACAAAACCTACATCTAATATTACAAGCATATCCCGTAAATAATCTTGATCTTTTAGTTAATTCACCACATTGCTTTAAATCTCTAAAGCCTGTAAGATTATATAATTTCATTAGAATCCCTCAAATTCAGGTAGTTTTTTAAAATCTTCTTCTTCCATCATAACAGGTTCGAATATTGGTGGAAGTTCATCTTCATCCATGCCATTTTTAAAAAATAAATCTATTTCTTTTTCCATTTCTTCCTTTGTTAATATTACAGAAGAATATTTAACACTTTCTTTATCTTGGTACATTTTATAATATAGTTTCATTTTTATTTTCCTTTTATAAAATAATCTATCATATCTTTTATTTCTTTTTTTCTATTTCCCAATAAATTATATTCCTCACCAGTTTTACATTTATTCTTTATTAAATGCCTAAATATTTCTTCTCTATCTTTATAATATGAAATTATTGATTCATCAGGTACATCTAATTCTAAAAAATTAAACACTTTATTTATAGTTTGTGATGTATTATTAAATAAATCATTGAAATTAAATCTTATTGCTCTATGTCTTATTGTATTAAAAAGCATATTTTGATGTGATATTTGCTTAAAAAGAAA